CGAATATGTATACAGTTTTACTTCCGTACAATTGATTCAATATAAAATCAGAATTAACATGTAAATGTAAACCACTCGCATGATTATTTCCCAAATATAATAGTAATGACATTACTTTTCTTGAATCCAAATTAGGATTTTGTAACGTTTTATGTAAAAGGTATCTATTTTTATTATTTCTTAGTATATCACGGTCTAGAAGGTCAACTTCTGCACAATATATAGAAGGTGATATATTTTTTTTCCAATGTTTAATTAACTTAGGAACAGTCATATCACCAGAATCTGCTCCTGTCGTAGACGTAACATGTTTATCGTAAATTTCTATTGGTAGTTCACTGTTACCGAACAACTCTGTAAACCCTTCAAAACCCAGTTTTATTGCCTTAGGTTTATAAAACCCACGTATCACAACTGGGTGTGTAAAATCTTTTGTCACAATATCCTGTTCTTCTAGTGTCATTAGATCATATGTATACGTTGGAAGTTCCATATACAATAATTAAGATATTAAAGTTTTGATATATAAACACATATATGATATATAAGCGTCGATTGAAAATACATTTTCCATTCAAAATTCGACCACGTGTATACTTGGTGTTAAAAATCACCGAAGAAGTTGTAAAAAAACAAAAACGTCATCATCGTCGCAGACTGAAAATGAAAACAAAATCAAAGAAGAAGAATGTGAAACGTACATACGAATATCATATCATTGTTTAAAGAAATAAAATCAAATTTATATAACTATGCTTTATTGTATAACTAAAAGAATATTATCAAAAATAGATGATTCTGTACCTGTATTCAGCCTTAATAAATACCATGGTTATGCTAGAATAACCAGTGTATATGATGGAGACACTTTCAAGGCTTGTATAATTCTTCATGGTAAAGTGTTAAAATTTACATTTCGAACACTTGGATATGACTCCCCGGAAATGAAACCATATCTTTCCATTGCTGGTCGCGAAAATCATATACAGAAAGCTGTGGCTGCACGTGAATTATTTAAAAATGAAGTTGGTTTCCTTCATTCTAAGTCACATCAATGGTGGAATCCACTCATATGTAAGACTAAGGTCAAGGGGTGGGTATGGATCGAATGTAGAAAGAATGATAAATATGGTCGAACCCTTGTTACCGTGTATAGAAAAAGAAATGATACTAAATCCGTAAATGATAAAATGATTGAATCGGGTCTTGTAAATATTTACGATGGTGGGAAGAAAAAAGAATTTATATATGAGGATACACCCTAATCCACAAATTACATATCCACTTATCACCACCCTTTACAGGATTTCCTCCATGTAAAGCTTTGGAAGTCATGAAGTCGTAATTATTCAATGTATCGAAAAATAATGCATCACCAGCCTTGAGTTTATATGATTTGTTTAGGGTGGGAAATACAGTTTCACCACCACTATATCCATCATTAAGTGCTAATATGAATGTATAAAGTCTCATATTTTTATCATCTTTAAACGCGTCTTGGTGAGGTTTATAATGACCACCCGGTTTGTATCGAACAACTTGAAGTTTTTCACAATTATCAAATGGTCTATCTGTATATTTTAAACATCTATGTATGATACTTTTAACAACTGGATCTTCTTTATTAAGCCACGCGGTTTCACTTTTACGAATACTCTCATTTATAAGTTTGTCTCGTGAAATCATAGACGTTTCGAGTTTATTGGAAGCTTCTTGTATGATATAACGCCGTTCCGATTCATTCATTAAATTTTTAATAACCGTTGGGTCTGGGTATTTAGGTAATAAGTAGGTAACAAGTGTAACCAATATAACTACGATAAGTATACTGTTCATCCTATTCTTTACACATAAAAATTTTTTGGTGTAACACAATTATATCTGTTTCTTATATTTTCAGAAACACTATTACCATATATGAATAATTCTTTTATCATACCAATTATCTCTATTTCACGATGTGGTTCGACGATAAACTGTCTGAGAAGATCTCCACCGGAATGAACTAACATTTCGAAAATATGTGATAAATCTCGCATTTTATCTTTGTACTTTTCATGTCTTTGTAAATATGATTTAAAGTCATTTTCGTTTATTTCATTTAACATGTAAGCTACCCGGACATGTAAGTTATTTATAGGCTCCAAGTCCAAATAAATAAATTCTCGATCTGCGTAATACACATATGATGCTAATTGTACTAAATCGGTAGATGCACCGGCTTCCCTCAATTCTCGGTACATGGGTATACCACCACATGGAATATCACCATGTTCCCTTGATACCCCCCCCTTTCTTTTGAACTCTATAAAATGTGGGTTATGAATTCGACCGGTCGCAATTTCACCTGAACGCCAATCAAATGCGGTGTGACAGTTTATACACCACATCTGGGAACACCCACTTGTCTTATGTATCACAGTTCCACATTTTGGACATGATTTACTGTCTTTATTCAATAACTTCATAGTCTTTACAACTTGTGGATCACACACATGGTCATCTAAAAGTTTGTCATTACAGTGTTTACAAAATGTTGTACTACATAGACCACAAAAATATTCTTCATTCAAAAAACCCTTACATTCTTCACATGGACATTTACGTACGAACTTTGTGGGACCAATATCAACAATTTCTCCTGTATTTCTAACTCTTTCAAGTTCTAAATATACATTTTCAAGATCTCTATGTAATGTGACCAAATCTGGAAATTCTTCAAAATTTTGAGTAGTGATCGGAAAAGATATACGATATCTTTGATATATATCAATTAATAATACACGTAATCGTCGAGCTTCTCGTCTAAGTTTTCGTATATTGAGGATTCGTTCAACTTCTTTTTGACTTTGGGGCATCAAAGCTTTTTCTCTTTCAAAAAGAATATGTTCACGATGTTTTCTTAATTCGGTATTCCGAAAATACTTCGTACAAAATGAATCTACAAATTCACGATTCCACAAAGTTTTACATCCCATACAATGAGGATCTTCGAATGTTGAAAGAATATACTTTTGAGAACATGTGCGACAACACACTAAATCACAAAAAGGACATTCAACTTTTTTATGATTTATTTTGTTTAATTTTTCACAACATACATTACAATCATTCATTAACTTAATGGCATACTATTTCTTTAAATTATAATTTACTAAGTGGCTATCACATCATCTTGGTCAACAATACTTTAGCACTGACACACCACAAATTGATCCAACACTTCCCGCATGTTCTCGCGACCATATATCGTTTTCGCAAAAAATAACGTCAGTTCCGCCTCCTTATATGACATGTATGAATGACCATGCTTCTCATATAACTCCGCAACGTTATCAAGGTTGTCATCACACCAGTCCTCCACCTCCTTCTCTGTCATGTTCACATGGAGACCCTTTTCGATGAAATCGGCAACCTCGTCGCTGAGAGGCATGTCGGTAATCACGGTACAGTCGTCGTCTGGGTGAATCATTTTGAGATGAATTTTTAATTCTTACTTTCTACTTAGGTCTCTTAATCGCCTAGCTTCCGCATTTACTTTCGCTGGGCTAAATCTGGGGTTATTTTTCTTTACTTTCTTCTTCAGGTTTTTTAATACAGCCCTGTTATCGACCCGGCGTTCCGAGCGTGGGCGAGTATTCACTTTCTTCAAGGCTTCATCTCTAAGAACAGCTCCTTCGATTCTCCCATGAAGTTTTGTGACATTTGTTCGATTTTTCATACGATCGATATTTCTACCAAAGTTTGTACTTGTGTTCTTTGCCAATTCTCGGAGTTCAACCTTTTTAGCATTTATGAAATTATCACGGGAGCCATACTTCATCTTCTTCTTGGGTTCATTCGAATTCGCGTTCGCATCTGAGTTGTAATTAGATACTACAGAGTTAGTGTTGTTGTTATTGTTCTTCTTATTCTTCACTTGAATTTCTACAAGTTTGCGTCTCTCATCAACATTGTTCACGAACTTTACAACTTTTCTTCGGTGATTCATTTTCTCAACTTTGGTTAACCCCATTTTAGTATATTTATTTTCGATATCTTTACGAAGTATAGTCTTTTCATTCAACTTATTCTCAATACTTTTTAAATTTTCTATGGTGTCAGCCTTTCTTAATTCTTTCGCCCAAACACCTATTTTACCTTTGGTAATACCTTCTCTCTCTTTGAATACACCATTGTCATTAGGTCTCAAATTAAGTTCTTTAGTGATTTTATTTTTGAGTTTATCCTTTTCTGAGTTCAAGTTCTTAATCATATTACGTACATCATTTTCTTGACGCTCAACTTCCTTGGGAATGTTGTTTACATTTATCGATTTAGTAAGAGATTCAGCTGAAATTTCACCATTATTGTTGTTATTTATCTTAAATACATTATTCGACGCATTCTTAAAGTTGTTTTTATTGTTAGAGTTAAATGTGGGGTTATTTACCATTGTCAGGTTCTTCTTGTTATTGTTAGATGTTTTGGTCTTATTATTGTTATTGTTCGAGTTAGAATTGTTGTTGTAAACAGGTTTTCTGGACTCTGATGCCCTACCACCTAAACGTATTCCATTTCTAACTTTTTTATTCACATCTTCACTCATCTTATTATAAATTTTATCAGCTACAAATTTTATATCAGCATCTATTTTTGCCTTGTTGTTGGTATTCACTTTCTTGGGCTCCGATACTCTACTTTTTTTTATGATTGACCAGAAGCCTGGGGAACGTATTCCACTTTTAACTTTGTTGGTAACATCCACACTCATCTCATTATAAATTTTATTAGCTACAAACTTGATATCAGCATTTGCAGTAACCTTTTTATTGGTCTTCACGTTGTTGTTTCTATTAATATCATTTGTAACATCCTTTATTATTTCATTCATAACATCGTTAGTAACATTCCTTGTTAATGACTTATTATTACTATTTGTTGTATTTACACGTTTCTTAATAGAGTTGGTCATATCTCGTTTCACTATTTGATTTACGATACCGTTAGTAACACTTTTTACAACGACCCCATTATTAGTTGTATTATTTCGCAGTTCCTTCACGACATCTTTGTTAATTTCAGTGATAAGTTTATTGGCTACGACAGTGACATCACGACTGGTTCCATTGTTCTTGGGACCGTTATTGACGGCAGTTACATTGTTCTTGGGACCGTTATTGGTGACAGTTCCATTGTTCTTGGGACCGTTATTGGTGACAGTTCCATTGTTCTTGGGACCGTTATTGGTGACAGTTCCATTGTTCTTGGGACCGTTATTGACGGCAGTTACATTGTTCTTGGGACCGTTATTGGTGGCAGTTCCATTATTCTTAGGACCATTGGTCTTACATCGACCCATCATTCTGTTCATCATTCCACATTTCTTAGGAGCATTGGCACCAGCGGCAACCGCAGTAGCACCAGCGGCAGCACCAGCGGCAGCACCAGCGGCTGCCGCGTTCTTCTTCTTAAACATCCAATTGAACATACCAGGTTTATTGCCGCCATTAGTAGTTTTATTAGCCATCTTATTCATAAACGCAGGCTTCGCCTTGAAACCATTCCCAAACTGAGTTGGGGGTGGACCCGAGTTGGTACCGGTACTTGTACTTGTAGAAGTTAAGAACGCAGGCTTCGCCTTGAAACCATTCCCAAACTGAGTTGGGGGTGGACCCGAGTTGGTACCGGTACTTGTACTTGTAGAAGTCTGCTTAAATTTAGTTGGAATTATTACCTTGTTGGTACCGGTATTTGTACTTGTAGAAGTTATCTGGGTACCAGCATTGGTTTGAGTTCTGGGGTTGTTATTTTTCTTATTAGAAGAACCAAATGATCCATTGAATGACAATTTATTTGGGAACTTGAAAGAAGTCTGACTATTATTATTTTTGTTCTTGTTAAATTTTAAACCATTCACATTACCTGAAAGTCTCACAGAATTGTTATTGTTACCACCATTCTCATTCTTGTTATTGTTATTACCGAAATTATTAAAGTTTGATCCTCTATTTTCGGTATTGTTAAAAGCGGAATTATTATTGAAATTGCGGCGATTATTGTTCACTGCTGTGTTGTTCACTGCTGTGTTGTTCACTGCTGTGTTGTTCACTGCTGTGTTGTTCGTCGATTTCGGTACAGTCTTCGCGATGAGACGTTTTGATACGATTTTAATGGGTTCGCGCACTTTTAAATACCTTAGGCGTTTACCGATCGCATCAACTAATTGTTTCTTGGTCATCTGTTCAATTTGAGATGTAAGACCAACTTTACGTGCGATTTTTTTGAGATCTACACGTTTCGTGGTAGAATCAAAAAGAAGCTCGTATTCTAAATGTTTTAATGGTGATGCACGATCGACTAAATAGGTTCGATCTGAAGTCATAACAAGAGGGGGGAGAGGTAACTTCCCACCATGTATGTTATTATATGCGTCGCACATCTGTTTTCTTGTGAGTTTAACGTCTTGCCCAGTTTGCATCTTAATGGTTTTTCTGAGGTTTTCTATGTCGGCGTCTGAATCGCACACGTCCGTCATTTATATTAAACTAACAAAAAAAGTATTATCGAGTTGAATACCCGGTGTTATATAATCTAACTTTTTCTTCATATGTCATATTAAAATTGAATACATTCGTATCTTTTACGTTTATATCTATAATGTCTACTGGTATATCGTATTGTATTCGATTTGCTAGAGAGGAACGAATCAAAGACTCTACATATTGTTTAGGTGTATCTATATTTTCCTGGTATATAAGATCCATTCTAATTTTAATACATGTTACTTCATGTGGTTTTTTGTCTAGAAATGGAGTAATTGGATATTGTTCTTGGGTACCACCATCTACATACGTTTTACCTTCATGTTTACTACACGCAAATATTAGGGGTACAGCCATACTCATACACACTGCATCTATAACCTTCATATCTGGATGTGTATCCTTGGAAAAATATTCAGTTTCATTCGTATTTAAACAAAATGCTGAAATATATATTTTCATACCCAACTCATTAAACGTAGGATCACATCCACATATTTCCACTAGTTTTTTACGAATAGGTGCCATTGACACAAATCCAAATTTAGTAAAAAAGGACCCCAATCGTAATTTAACAAGATTCGAAATATTCGTGTTAAGTGATATGTTTAGAATTTCATCTACAGACATACCCAACGCTAAGAACAATGTTAAAATTGATCCCGCTGAAGAACCCGAAATCTCCTGAACTTCAACCAATTGTGATTCACGGGCTTTTAAACTACCTATTAGTGAATATATGGCCATTGATGCTGGTCCTAATACGAGATACTTCATCTTCTTACTTAGTAGAATTGAGGAAATTGGCGTCGTAAAAGCGCGAATATCACCGCGTACACAATCGTATGAATCATCGTCGACTCCACACTCGTCTGACCAGATTGGAAGACTCCTCCTGAACCTTGAGGGAGGGTCAATAGAAGACCGGGACTGAGCGTGATGAACAATGCCGTTGTAACGATGAGATCGGTTTGTGTAAGTACGATACCCATAGCTTTCGCGACCAAACTGTATGCGAGAAAGAATACGAGAGCGTGGAAAAATATGGACATTTGATCTGTTTGTCGGTTCATGAATTTTACTTTCGAGCCATCGGTAGTAAGAACCATACCGGGGCTCAGCGCGAGAAAAAGAGCCGCTGGTATGGCAACCTTATGGGTAGTAATATCGGGGAGCATTTAATATACACTCATATAATTTTTAGTAAAATCAGAAAAGTTGTTAAAGTTGACCCCTCTCATCATTTCTTCATGTAAACCATTATGATTAATGATACGCCTGATGTTTCTCCAAATATGAGTGAGTCGTTCTTCATACCAGTCAGTGTCTTCTTGACATTCCCATGTTACCCTAAATTCCGATTCTTCGTGTTCACGGTAACAAAACTCCACAAAATCACAAAATTTACCAGAGTGTTGAATATGTGCGTCATACATCAGAGCTTCCATTGTATTCCACATCATATGTAATTCATCTGAGTATTCGACTTCCCAGTCTTCGATATTCAGAGGAGTGTGTTCATTATTATGTTCGT